GACTTGTTTGTTTGAGAACAGATCGGTCGCAAGCTTCTTGTCTACTTCTTCCTCAGACCCTTCTTCGACCTTCACACCTTTCTTGGCCTCTTCTTCATCGCCAGCATCTTCTTCGTCGTCAATGCCTTCGACGCGATCAAGTATCTGTTCATCAATACTCTTCTCTTCGGCGTCGTCGTCTTGCTCGTCTGGTTTCTTTGCCATGACGGTCTCCTTCTACTGTAATTGTTGAACCTCAGCAGCAATAGCAGCTTTGGGGTCTTGCCCCTTCTCAATAGCTGCTACGATGCGTTGCTTTGCCTCAGGTGGTAACTTCGCTAACAAATCGTTGAGAGCCGCCTCGTCTACACCCTGACCATTTGTGGGTGCTTGTCCAGCCACAGGAGCTTCTTGGGCTTGAGTCTGGGCGATGGACTCTCTAATCCTCTTCCAATCTTCCTCGTGAATGTTAATCTCATCGAAGGCTTGTTCAAGCATCCTCAACATGATCTCAACCACAACTGGCGAAGCTTGCACGAACTGCCCGAGAACTTGTCCAAGTTCGATGGCCTCTTCTTTCTTTGCAGCGCTGGTCGGTTTTTTACCACTGCCACCGACGACTTGAACACTGAAGGTCTTTCTGATCTCTTCAGCAGTCATGTTCTTCCACTTCTTTGCAGTCTCAGTACCTACATAGGTGGCAACCTGTTCTTGCGGCATGAACTGAATACACATTTGTGCCACGCCCCACAGAACAGAGCCGATCCAGTCTTCGATCTGATCCTCTTTCTCGTCATTGCGAACCATCGACGCAGAGACGTTGGCTTCAACTGCTTTGTTGGTCGTGTTCGTCTTGAACTGAGCACCGCGAAGAGCCTCGGAGACAGAAGAGATGCGTTCGATGGCTTGAAGCTTCGAGTCCTTGTTGAACAGTTCCTTGAAGTTGAAGCCAGGAGGTGTCATTGAGAAGATAACGTCAGTGATCTTCAAGCCCTCGGGTACATCGACACCGCGAGCGGTACCATCATCACCATTCAACACCTTCTCAACATCTTCACGGTCAATTCTGTTCTTGTCGAATAGAACATTGCGTCTGGCCCAACGACGAGCACGACGCTCTTCATCGACCATCTCATTGATCGAATCTTGTTGATCAAGATAGTACGTCACCTCACCATTGGTGTTCACACCAGCAGGACTTTCGTAGAACGCTAGTGGATACAATGGGAAGAATTGATCGAGGTTGAGTGGATCATCCCATACCCACAACGGCCAAGTCCAGTCTTTGTCTGTGTACAAGAACACTCTTCGCGTTGTCTTGTCCCAAACAAACCAGACTTCGGTATATTGAGACTTCTCGAACGTAGCTTTGTCATCGAAGCCATAGTCTTTGTACGATGTGTTCTCATCGAACAGAGTGAACTCAGCATCGACACCAAGCTCATCATCTTCAGACAGCTTCAAGATGTGGGTCGGAGCATAGATAGATTTGATCTGGTCGCTATCTTGCTCTTTGGTTCCATACTTGGCTTTAAGATACTGCGTCGGGAAGCAATCTTTGACCATCATCCACTTTGCGTCAGTACCATCAACCATGTCAGCAGACGGATCAATGAGGACATCCTTTGGTCCTTTATACGACACAGTTGGACCAGAAGGCTCTAATACATCAATGGTATCTTCGAGTGCAAGCAGACGCCCTTCAATCTCCTCAACCTCTTTCTTGTCTTTCGCTTTCTCAAGTTCCTTAGAGATTGAAGCAAGATCGGTCAAAGCCTGTTCACTGCCCTGCTCCTTGTTCACCCAATTGATCTGCAACCATGATCTGTTTGTAAGCAGTGATGTGACAACACACCTCTTGGCTTTTGGTTTCAGATTGAGACCAGGAGCAGCTTTCTTTGAAGCAAGATTGTTCACCAATCTCTCAACGACAGTAGCAAACTCCTTCACATCTTGGTTTGCTGTGTCATCAGTTGTGAACTCAGCACGAGGATTGCGGGAGTACAAGATCGGAACCATCGTGGTGATGTTGGCAAAGACTATGTTCTCAGTCTCAGTGAGATTGTCGTTCAATCGCTGATTGCCACGACGATTACCCACAGTAGCATTATCGCTGCCGTCACGGTGAACCATCTGATCGTTGAGGAAGTATCTGATGGCTTCATCCCAAGCTTCTTCTACACGCTTGCGGTCAGTCAACGCAGCTTGTTTGCGAGCCTTCCACAACTTACCGTGTGCTTTGGACACAGGTATCTTGCTGCTACCGACCACTTTGTAAGATGCGACTGCTTTCTTAGAAGTCTTCTTCTTAGGCGACGGATCACCAGTTGGATCACGCAAAGACTCCTCCACCGCATCATCGACCTCTTTCGGGATCGGTAATGTGTCAGACTGAGGCTTCTTCGGTTTCTTCGCCATTTAGAACCCCAACTCAGGTTGGTCTTGTTGTTCGCGCTCAAGCATCTTTCTTGTGATGCGATCACGATTGAACTGTCGCCGTTGTTCTGCGGTCATGCTTTCTGGTGCTCGAAGCTTCTCAGGTCCAGATGGAGGCATCTCAACGTCCTCGCCACGTTCTAGTGCAGACAGACGATCACGTTCTTGTTGCACCAATCGCTCAAGTGTACGCCTGTCAGACTTTGCACCGCCTGCCAACTTGCCAGCTTGGTGCAGCTTCAAAGCTTGTACAGCGACATTGAGCCTTTCCCGTTGAGCATCAATCTTTGGATCGCTCGACTCTCGCATGACAGGTGCTTGTTGTTTTGCGAGAGGATCAACCCTTGGGCCTTCTGGCAACTTCTGCACAGGAACAGGTGACAGATCAGCACCGAGTAAAGCCTGCTCAAGTTCCTGGGTTGTGCCTGTCTGACTCTTCTTCCTTCGACTCTTGACGATCTCCTTGGTACTTACAGGTCTGCTACGAGCTTCTATCTCTGCATCAGCGGTCTCATCAATTCCTTCTCGATCTGTGATCTTATTGCTCTTCTCATCGAACTTTCTCTTGACGACGAATGGTTTGGCTAAGTCACCGCTCTTGTTCTCAACACCTCTTGTCTCATCGACGTTGGCAAGCACCTTGCTTAGAGCAGGGTCGAGGCCACCGAACCGCTGTGCAATACGCATGTTCACAGGATCATTGACGAGGTCGTTGAGTTGTGTGGTCGGTCCATGCTCTATACTGCGTCGTAACATCTCAGAAAGTTGAGGATTGACTTCCGACTGTCTAAACCCTCGACTGCCTGGGCCTGTCGTTTGGAATTGTTGAATAGGCCTCTTGGCCGTCTGGTCGAACACGTCTTGGATCACATCAGACGGAATGAAATCAAGCTTCTCTCCACTGACATTGCCACGCATCAACTGTTGTTCGATGATGTTACGAAGCTGACCGAAGTTGGTTGACGATGTTCCTTGGAGTATCTTTTGTTTTGCACCCTCATCTTGACCAACATTGCCCATTAAACGCTTCATCAGAACATCTTCGATTGGGCCTGCTTCAGCTACATCGAACCCTTGACCAGATATAGTTCTGGCTTTCGGTTGAGCGATCAATGGACTTTGACTACCAACTGGTTGCTCGGCCAACACAGCATCAATACGAGCAAGCAAAGCATCAACATCATCCAATTGCAAACGACCAATGTTCCTCTCGTCTACAGTTACGTTTGATGTTCCAGGTCTTGCACTGAGATGTTGACCTGTCTGTTCAAAATCTTGTGCTGCAAGCGGAGGAACGCTCGCAGACTTATGCTCAAGCCTTCCAGCTTTGACACCAGAACCTCGCTTCGCAGCAAGAGTTTCGATCAATCTGATGATTGCATTCACATCAGCCATATCTGTGTCCAGCTATGCGTTCCTGACGATCAACCTCGGCCCAACGATGCAAACCAACGATGTTACGCTGTGGCAACTTGACAATCAACTTGGATATCGACGGACGATGAGACAACATGTATCTCAAGGCGTCCATCGCATGATCGTTCTTCGCTTGTGGTTTGTCAACATTCTCACCGTCTGTGTTCTTGTTCCAGAAGTATGCTGTTATCTCATTAATGAAGAAGTCAAGTTTGTCGCTGATGTACAAATATGGAGCACCAGCCTCATGTGTTATGGGATTTGTATGTACACGTTGGGCGTACAGGTATTGATTAACCTTTACAATGCCGTTCATTATGTCGTTGTTGCCTCGATCAAACATAATTCCTTCATCTTTGAACATGTCAGCGATAGTGCGACCAACAACCTTCTTTCCCCCCGACTTCCTACGGAAT